CAAGTACTGATGTAGTAGCTGGTGTACTAGTTACTATTGTTCCACTTTCTGCTAATCCTACTAAGCCTGGTTGGGTGTTTGCTGATACAGGACTTCCTACACTAGTTTCTTGTACTGTTTGTGTACTACGCTCTGTATACCCAATAACCCTATTACAATGATCGTATATAGGATCTCTTTCTGATAATGGAACAGTCGTGCTTCCATCATTGTTTAATTTTGCAATCATCTCTGGTTCTAGTAAATAATCAAAAATGTTATTACCATTTGCATCTACTTCGTATGCTTTTAATCCATTATATAATGATTGTAAGTTACTTGCATACTGCTGACTTTTTGCTAGTGTCATATTATCCATATCAACTGCTACGCCAACGTTTGCATTTACTCTATTTGTTGGTGAAAATAAGCTACCGCCATTTGACGAAGCTCCTGCAAAGTTATTTTCAAATTCTATTAAATTTTTCATATCTGAAGTAAACCCATTTAGGTCATTCATAATATCTTGCTTAATTGCATCTGGTAAACTAGATAACGCTCCAATTTGAGCTCCTAGCTTTCCTAACAATCCACCAGTAAATAGGTCTGGATTAAATTTACCATCTCCGCCTATACACCCACCAATGTCGCTACTTGCCATTGTGCCAAGTGTGTCAAGTATACCTTTTCCTGCACCTGTAAAACTACCCATTGCATCTCGTAAGACGTTTGGTATAGCACGTGGTACTACTGGTGTTCCACAGAAGTTAATCATGTTTGCAATAGCGGCAAATTCTGCTACTGCGGCATTAAGTCTACCTAGTGCATTGTCAATATTTGTATGTGCAATAAATTCGTCTAATGCGGCTTCTGCTTCTTCTAGTTTAGCTTTTAAGTCTTCTAAGCCTGCTGGAATCTCAGGTATTAATCTACCTAAGTTAATTTTTAAACATATTTGTAAGTTAGGCAATTTAATGCCGTTTCCTGCTAAAAGGCTACATATGATTTCTTTCAAGCTGTATGCTTGTGTTTGAGCTGTTATACTACCATCATTTGCGTTGACTGTAACTTTACCTGTAGGAATATCTACAGATGTGCCGTTTATATAATCACTAGCATCCTTTATACCTTCAACGAAATCATTGCTCATATTATAATCCTATGTATACGTCTGGACTTCCAGAACTAGCGTCTGGACCACAATGTGGTGGAATTGGACAGAACACGTCTGCGCCTGCTGGGTTACCATTTAGTACTACTAGCTTTCCACCTACATAAAAGTTTTTACATCTAGCACCAAGGCTTCCACCGCCATGGCTATTTGGATCTCCATCAACACTAATTGGTTGAGTGTTTATGTAGACATTCATATGTGCTTGTGCATTTGTAGTTGCACCACATAATCTAGCGTCTCCGTTTCTATGAACCTGTGGCAATTGCTATTCCTGTACTTTGTTTAATATACATATCTGCAGCATCTTTTGCTGTTTTAACTATGCATATAACATTATTTATCTTTAGTTTAAACTTCGCATCTGGAGTTACAGTAAACATAAATGGTGCAAGGCCTACTTGTCCGTCTGGATTTGCTATTAGCATGTAAGGCTTTACTATTGTAATTTCTGTTTCTGTTTCCGCTTCTAGTCTTGCGACCATTTCTTCACCTGAAGTAAGTTTTAAACTTACTATATCATTCTTCTTGTATTGTACGTCTATTAACATATTAGTTTCCTATTGTGTATCCAGTACCGTTGTATCCGGTATCTTCGATATATTGTAGTAGTTGATCGTAGCCACCTATATTGAGTTCGCCAATAACTATTTGTGGGAACGTTCTTGCTGTTGGAAACTTTTCTGTCATTAGTTCCCTTTCAAAATCTGTGCCTAGCTGTTTATACTCGTATTCATATCCACGTTTTTCGCAAAGTGCCTTTGCTTGTACGCAATATGGACACGCTGTTTTTCCGTAAATTGTAATCATTGTGCTATCGCTTTGTTATAAACTCATTCCTGAGAACGTATCGTCGGATACGTCTTTTTTCACACCGCCGACTATATAAGAACTAATCTCTGTTTCTTGTGGTGCTACTTGTACTTCTGCTCCACTAATCCATTTTGCTGTCCACGGAAGTGGATTAGACTGTGAAGTTGTATACGGACATTTCATACCCAATGCAACCATACGCTTACAACAAATCCATTCAATATATGAATGTAGTAGCTGTGCATTTAAGCCAATCATTGATCCGTCTTTGAACAGGTAATCTGCCCATTCTTTTTCTTGCTCTACTGCGTCCACAAACATTTGAATAACTTCTGGCTCGCATTCTTTTCTTATTTTTTCAAAATCTGGATCTTCTTTAGTTAACACTTTTGACAACAAATACTGTGTACTTGCTAAGTGTACATTTTCATCACGTGCAATGAACTTAATAATTTTAGCATTACCTTCCATTTTCTTAAGTTCTGCAAATGCCCACGAGCAAGCAAAACTAACATAGAATCTAATACCTTCAAGAACATTAACACTATTAACACATAGCCAAACTTTCTTCTTCAGCTCGTACATGTCAATAACAATCTTCTTGCCATTTACTGTATGTGTACCTACGCCTAGTAGATGGTACCATTTTGCATAATCAATAAGATCATTGTAGTACTTACTAATGTCGTCTGCACATTCAACAATCTCTTTACTGTCTGCTAATTCGTCAAACACTTTAGTTGGGTTTGAATAGATATTACGAATAATATGTGTGTAACTACGTGAGTGAATTGTTTCACTAAACGTCCACGTGATAATCCAGTTTTCAAGTTCTGGTAAACTAACAATAGGAGCAAATGCTTCTACTGGTGCTCGTCCTTGTACGCTATCTAATAGGATCTGTCTTTTAAGGTTAGCCGTAAAGATATGTTGTTCGTGATCAGTAAGATCTTTAAAATCTTTTGAATCCTTACTAACATCTACTTCTTCTGGGCGCCAAAAGAAACCTAATTGTTTTTCAGTTAGTTTATCAAACTGTTTATACTTAACAGTATCATATCGCTGAAACCCAAGATCTCCATCTAGAAACGCATTCGCTTCTGTGTGGTATTTTTCATTTTTTACATTTAGTATTGACATTATCTCTCATCTTCTCTTTTAAATTACACAACTATCGCAATCGTCATCATCGATGATGCCTTGCGGTAAGTCTTCTAAATTTTCACTTGTTACGTCTATCTCGCCTTGGCCATCATATGTATTAAAATAGTATAATTGCTTTCCGCCATACTTATAAAACATAACTAGATGCTGTAGCATTGTAGACATTGGTATTTTTTCATCTTCATAAAATTCTGGGTTATAGCTTGTATTAACGCTGATACCTTGATCAATATACTTTTGTAATACAGCCATAATCTTTAAATAACCTTCTGGGCTACGTTGCGTCCACAGTAGGTCATATTTGTTCTTTAAGCGTGGATAACCTGGAACTACTTGTTTGAGTACTCCGTGTTTACTTTGCTTTACACTAACGAATGCACGTGGTGGCTCTATTCCGTTTGTGCTGTTACTAATTTGTGCTGAAGTTTCAGCTGGCATAAGCGCCATTAAAGTAGAATTACGTATACCTGTTTCTTTTAGTTGCTTGCGTAGTCCTTTCCAATCTTGACGTTCTTTATGAGGCACTAATTCATCTACCTCTTTTTTGTATGTCATGTTAGGTGTAATACCTAGTCCATACTTAGTTTCCATAACGCCGGTAATATTACCTTTTTCAATAGCTAAGTCTGCACTTGCTTTAATTAAGTAATAACTCCATGCTTCTGTCCATTCATCTATCTTTGCTAATCCTGCTGAGTCAATGTCTTGATAGTTTAAGTCATTCTTAGCTAACCAGAACGCAAAGTTAATAATACCAACACCAAGTGGTCTACGTTTCATAGTACTTAGTTCGGCGGCAATAACGGGATAGTTCTGATAATCTAATAACTCATCTAATGCTCTAACTGCTAAGTTACATACACGTTCAAAGTCTTTAGGTGACTTAATGTTACCCCAATTAATAGCACTTAATGTACAAAGGCTAATTTCGCCTTCTTCGTCATGGAAATGCTTTAAAGGCTTAGTTGGTAAGTTAATTTCACAACATAAGTTACTTTGTTTAATAGGTGCAACCTGCTCATCAAATGCTCCATGTGTATTTGCATGATCAACATTTTGTAAGTAAATGCGTCCTGTGTTTTTACGTTCTTCCATAAACGTACCAAAAACGTCCGAAGCTCTTAGAGTCTTCTTCCTAGTAACTGTACGCTCTGCTTCTTCGTATAATTCTTTAAATTTTTCTTGATCGTTAAAAAAGGCTTCGTATAGGCCAGGAACGTCACTAGGTGAGAATAAAGTAATATCTCCGCCAGTCATTAAACGTTCGTACATTAACTTGTTAAACTGTACACCGTAATCCATATGACGAACACGATTGTCTTCTGTACCTTTATTGTTTTTTAACACAAGTAATTCTTCTGCTTCTAAGTGCCAAATTGGATAATACAATGTAGCCGCCCCACCACGTACACCACCTTGGCTACATGACTTTACTGCACTTTGAAATAATTTGTAGAACGGAATAACGCCTGTATGTGTAGCATCTCCACGTCTAATAGGTGAACCAATAGAACGAATACTTCCTGCGCCAATACCAATGCCTGCTTTTTGACTTACGTACTTGACAATGCTACTAACAGTAGAATTAATACTATCGAGGCTATCGTCAGTTTCGATAAGGACACAACTTGAAAACTGCCTTTGTGGAGTGCGTAACCCAGCCATGATAGGAGTAGGTAAACTGATATCAAAGTTGCTAATAGCATCATAAAAATCCTTTACATATTTCATACGTGTTTCTTTTGGATATGTACTAAACAACGTTGCTGATATCATCATATATGCAACTTGCGGTGTTTCGTAAATCATTCCAGTAGCACGATTTTGTGCTAGGTACTTTCCTCTAAACTGTTCCATTCCAACATAAGCAATATTTTCATCTCGATCATGTTTAATAAATGTGTTTAGTTGTTCAACTTCTTCGTCATTATAAAAAGTAAAAAATGCTTCGTCGTATATGCCTAGATCAACATTCTTACGAGCTATATCACGCAAGTGGTCTGGTTCAAATGAGTTGTATACTATTTTTCGCAAATGATAATTAATTAAACGTCCTGCTACCCATTGATAATTAGGTGTCTCTTCTGAGATAAGATCTGCAGCAGACTTAATTAATGTTTCTTGTACGTCTTTTGTTTCAATACCATTATAAAAAGATATGTGGCTCTTAATTTCGACTTCACTAGCACTAACTCCTGTAACACCTTCACATGCATAAAAAACTACTTTATGCATTTTTTCTAAATCTAATTCTTCCTTTGAACCGTCTCTTTTTGCTATAATAATATTTTTACTCATTTATCTCGTCCATATGTTGTTTTTGTTCTGTATCAAACAGTATTGTATTTAACTTGTGTTTATATCTAATAACTATTTGGTTAACTGTGTAACGTCAATATCTTCTAAAATATTTACATTGCCAATTGAATCTAACGTATCTATTGTGTTATAATTATAGTTGATTACATACTTATTGTCAACTAAAACTATTAACTTTATTTCACTATTATCCACATCTTGTACAAGCAACAATCTAGTAGGTGTGTTGCTGTACTGTAGAGTATATGCCATCATTAACGAAATACTATTGTCGTCATATACATTCTCTTCTAATAGTTCCCAAGGACTAAGCCATGTGCTATTATCGTATGGGTCCATTGCTCTTGCACTTACCGGTGTTGATTTCCAAAAATCTAAAACCTTTGTAACCTTCTCGCTAGTGCTTGGTAGTTCTTTAACTTCTGATCTCAAAAGACGCCATCGCTTGAGTCGTTCTTTCAAAGATAGTTGCCATGTGTCTTTCATTTGTTGTACTTTACTTGTATATATTTATGATACGTTGTAGAACTGAGCTACTCGTTTCGACCATTTAATTTCCCAATCTTTAAACTCTGCGGCGTCTGATTCAAACAGTTGAAACTCTAAATCTCCACTACACATAAAGATTGCAATGTTCTCAATCTTTGTTTCAAACATTTCGTTATGTGCTAATGCATATGCAGCTCCTTGCATGAAATAATCATCGATCCATTCACGTTTTTTAGGTTTATTAGTTTGTTTAAAGTCCATGATAGTTTGCTTACCTTTATACATACCAACTAAGTCAGTAGTACCAGCATATAGCTGTGGCAAACAAAGCATAACTTCAGTACCCCATATTTCTTGGATATCTGGTTCAATATTTTCAATAACAACATCTGCCATTTTCTTAGCTTGTCTATGAACAATGTTATTTCCTGGATTGTATGTGTCATACTGTCCAAGTGCCCAATGTTCTAGGATGTTGTGCATAACCGTTCCACGATTAGCGGCGGTTGTAGTTACACGTTGAGCTTCTTCTGTTCCTACACGTTTACGCCAGTTTGCAAGAGCTTTACGCTTCTCTGCTGGTTGTGTAGCACTAAGGATGGTAGTAACACTCGGAACTGGATCACCCCATGGGTTTTCATACAGTCTTTGGCCATCTACGCTCTTACGAGTTAATTCTTTATACGGATAGGGATTAGTTAATTTAAGCATGTATATATAATACTATACTTCTGAGAGGATGTCAATGGTTTCTTTAGTTAATATATAATTTTTTAATGCCCACATGTTACCTTGTCTACTCCAGTGATCATCTGTTGGAGATACTATTAATCCTGCTTTAAAACATTCTAGTTGTTCTTCTTTAAAAGGTTTTAAACCACCTTTGTTAATTCCATGTGCGGCATACATTGCTTTTGTCGCACTGGGCAAATTACCGGACATATGCAATAATTCAAGTTTTATTATATGCTTAAAGTTGTACAAATTATGCATATTATCGTACCATTGATCATTATAACTTTGCTTATGCTCTGAACTGCTCTCATCTTGCAATCCAAATAGAAACCCGGCTTCCATAGGATGTACTTTTTTAGGATTAGACATAATATTAACTCTTTCGTGTAATCCAGCACTATACCATATTTCTTTATTTGGGTTCCAACATGTGTAGTTATCAGATATTTCAAAACCTTCATATCTTCTATTGTTATATTCGGCTCCTGTATTAGCAAAGTACATATGTTTATCTTGACCAATTTTATCAATTTCAAACCTAAACGTTTGATTGCCCCATAGCTTACCTACTCTATGATTAAATGTTCTATTAGTAAAAATAAGGTCTACATCATGTTGTATTTTTGCATCAAGTAAACACCATTGATAATAGTCATATCCTCTGCCGCCGCAAGCATAATTATGATATTCGTGTTGTGGGAATTGTTGGGAAAGTTGATATGTCCAGCTATTTTTATACTGTCCATCTTGATGATAAGCTGAGAAGCTATCACCTATAAAGGCTATTTTCAATAGTAACTCCTTACCAGTAAATGTACCATTTCAATGTATTACTAGTAGTAGAATTAGTAAGTCTCTCTAACTTATAACCTAAGTTTTGAAAATGCTTAATTACTGATTCCATTTGGTTTTGCAATCCTCTGTCAATTGCAGTACCTTGCCATACATTAAAATAGCTAACACTAGTTGGATGTGTTATACTGTACGTGCCAGCAGTAATACCTAGTGAAGTATTTGCTGTGCCTGCACCAATTATATAATTCCATGCGTTTGCTGATGCTTCTATAGTTAATACCAAATATCCTGCATCTTT